CGAAGGCATTCCAATTATGGCTGCTAATATGGATGGTGTTGGTACATTTGAAATGGCTGATACTTTGGCAAAGCAAGGTATTTTTACTTGTCTTGTTAAAACATATAGCGAGACTGAACTTGTAACATATTTTGACCCAGAAGATGAAGAATCAGTATTTCGTCGCTTAGACTTTGTAGCAATGAGCATTGGTATCAGTCATGCTGATGAAATGAAGTTTCGTAATGTGTATGAACAGGTTAGCTATAATCTAAAGTATGTATGTATTGATGTTGCTAATGGATACAGCAACCGGTTCCGTGACTTTGTTGCGAGCTTTAGACAACAGTATCCAAATATTGTAATCATCGCCGGTAATGTAGTAACAGGCGAAATGACGGAGGAGTTAATTCTAAATGGCGCAGATATTGTTAAAGTGGGCATTGGCCCTGGAAGTGTTTGTACAACACGGATCCAAACTGGTGTTGGTTACCCTCAGCTTTCCGCTGTTATTGAGTGCGCTGATGCTGCTCATGGTCTTGGTGGCCATATCATTGCGGATGGTGGCTGCACTTGTCCTGGCGATGTAGCCAAGGCATTTGCAGGCGGAGCAGACTTTGTTATGCTGGGTGGTATGCTGGCCGGACACGATGAAGGCGGCGGCGAAGTGCTTACAAAGTTCTATGAAACATCTGAAGTTGATAACGAAGGTTATCGAGTAAGAGAAGCAAAACAGTTTGTGCAGTTCTACGGTATGAGTAGCCAGGCAGCAAATGATAAACATTTTGGCGGACTAAAGGAGTATCGTAGCAGTGAAGGAAGAGAAGTTCTTGTGCCTTACAGAGGAGCAGTGGGTCATACTATTCAAGATATCCTTGGTGGTTTGCGCTCTGCTTGCACTTACGCTGGCGCAGTAAAACTAAAGAATTTGAGTAAGTGTACGACATTTGTTAGATGTACACAGACACACAATAGTGTGTATGAAAAATTAACCATAGGAAAGTAATTATGGATTACAGTGTATTATACAACGGGCAAATTTATTTGTTGCTCATTGTGTTTGTAATGATGATTGCAGGCATGGTAAAGGAACACGGATTGTTTAAGGACATCTTTTGTTTCTTTGAACAGAATTTAAAAAGCAAGAAAGCAGTTGTTGCGCTAGTAAGTGCGTTAACAGGGTTACTACCTATTAAAGGTAGAGTAACAGTTAGTGCTGGTATGTTAGAAGCATTGGCTCCAGACAAAGGATGCTGTGGCCGAGAAAAGTTTGGTCCAATTGACTATGTTAGCACACATCACTACTACTTTTGGTCACCATTGGAAAAAACAGTTATTCTACCAATGGCGGCATTTGGTTTAAGTTACAGTGCATGGCTTAGTATTATCTGGCCACTATTAGCTGTTAGTATTGCATTTATTCTTGCATACCTTATTTGGGGTGTTAAAGAAAGTGATATTGAAATTAATAACTGTGGATCTGAAGTTAAGGTAAGCCGAATCACTCGTTATGTATTTCCTTACATTGCAGGTGTAGGTGCTATTATTGCAGGTATTGATTTCCTTTGGGCATTTGGTACTCTTACATTGTATTACATGTTCTGCACAAAAACATTTGACCCTAAGAAATTACTAGGCTATGTTGACTGGAAACTAATTGCTTGGGTAGCAGTTATTATCGTTGCCGCAAACTATGCTGTACAGAATACAGATACAATTGAAGGATATTTGAATACAGTTGGCTTAGACATTAAAACAACAACAGGATTTATTGCCCTAAGTGCATTGAGTTTTGGAGGCGCTTGGCTACTTGGATCTAGCAGTAGATTTGGTGCGCTAACAGTGCTTATGAGCAGCATTTATGGTATTGAATACTTACCATGGTTTTTTGCAGTTGACTTTGTGGGATATTTAATAAGCCCCATGCATAAATGTGTAGCAATTGGTATGCTATACTTTGGAACTAAACTGCGATACTATGCAACTATATTAGGCATTTGGGGGTCACTAATGATAGCGACTGCTGGCCTAGGACTACTTTTATAAAGGAAATAAAAATGAGTGAAAATCATGACGCAATTGTAAAACAATTTGAAGAATACCTTAAGGAACACGAAGCGTTCGAAACTAAAGGTGTAAAAGCCGCGGCCGCTCGAGCCCGTAAAGCACTTGGTGAAATTGGCAAGGCTACAAAAGCCCGCCGTGCCGAAATCCAAGACAAAAAGAACGCAATGTAAGTTGCGTATATTACTACAGGAGACACACACACATGATTGAAGGATTTAAAGCACCCTGCGTGGTGTTTAAAACTCGAATTCGAGACGAAAGCATTGGCGGACCTAACCCTTTCCGTTGGGAAGATGTTACATCAGATCAATTGCTAAAAGGTAAACGAGTAGCAGTGTTTAGCCTACCAGGCGCATTCACTCCTACTTGTTCAACTTACCAGCTACCAGGCTTTGAAGAAAAGTACGCTGAAATTAAGAGCATGGGCATCGATGAAGTATACTGCATCAGTGTCAACGATGCGTTTGTAATGAATGCATGGGCCAAACAACAAGACATCCAGCATGTAAAAGTAATTCCAGATGGATCAGGCAACTTTACTCGCTTTATGGGTATGTTGATTGGTAAGAACCATTTAGGATTTGGATTGCGTAGTTGGCGCTACATGGCAGTGTTCAACGATGGTGTTGTAGAGAAGTGGTGGCAGGAACCTGGCATCAACAACGAAGGCACTGACGAAGATCCATATGGAGAAACTACTCCAGAAAATATGGTTGCATATTTAAAATCAGCCTAACGGGTAATGCCGTAATACATTCGCTGAGGGCCACGGTCAGCCCGCATACATCAAAAAGGACCTTCGGGTCCTTTTTACTTTAAAGGCATAAATATACATAACGAGAGGTGTATTCAAAACATGCTAGTCAAACAAATTTTAAAAGAATATGATGATCTGAGTCAAGAAAAACAAAACATCATTTCAACAATTAGCGGACTTGACGCAACTGATGAACAGCAAGCCGCACTTTTAGATAGAATCTATAAGTTACTTAATTCAGAATCTATTAGTAGTAAGATCGGTGCTGCTTTTAGCGCACCAATGGCTGATGAATACATGCCAGACAAAACTAAAGAACGACATAGAATTGAATTAACAAAAATCATTAGCACATTAGACAGCGACTATAACGCAATGAACACATTTCTAGATAAACTAGAAAAAGGTGGTGTTATTAACATTGCAGAGTTGGCTAAACCAGTAAACAGTTTTAATGCTATTTTTGGTGGAGATGCAGTAGCAATTAGAGCATTTAACTTGCTCAAAACCTACGGCGTAGGACAAAACCAAAAAGGCCCGGGCGAATTTGCACTAGCAGTGCTTAGTAATAAGATTCGTCTAGCTGAAGGTGAAGGCGATACAGAAATTGAAGGCATCGGAAAAGTAGAAGTCAAAGCGGCAGTAGGTAAAAGTGGAGCAGGAGGGCGTCTCGGCCATGGCGGTGCTCAACAATCAGCACAAATGGCCACTCTTCAAAAGTATAGCGAACGCATTCCAGCAACCTTGGATAGAATTGCAGGATCCCCCGGCGGATCAATTGGTATTAGAGCATTTGTACAAAGTTTAAATGCAGAGCTACCTGTTCAAGATATTAAGAATAAACAGTTGCGTGTTGAGATAGCAAATGCAATGATTAAACCAAACCTTGGTGAATATGCAACATCGGTTGCACAAAAGTTTGCACAAGAAAATGCAGATGACATTATCAAAGAATATGTTAAGCAGAACTTTGAATGGTACAAGAACAGAGACAAGTTTGATGCATACCTATTGATTAGTTTTACAAGACAAAAATCTGCAATGGGCAGAACAGGCGACGACATTATCAAATTATGGGATGCAAAGCAAATTACTGATTTTGGTATCAGTATAGTCCCAACTAAGGCTGGCCCTAGAGAACAGTTTGCACAAGTTACAATGAGCGCATCAGGAGTATAACATGGCACAACAGATTATTAATATTGGTACAGCGCCAGATGATGGCACAGGCGATCAGTTAAGAGATGCATTTGATAAAGTAAACGACAACTTCTCTGAAGTGTACAGTGATATTGCGGCGATTAATGCTACTCCTGATATCGACGATATCCTTACTGCAGGTAGCACTGCTACTATCGCAATTAAAGCTAATGCTGGTATTAGTACAACTGTTGGCAATCTTGCACTATCTAGTGCAGGCGGCGTTATACAAGCAAATGGACATACTATTACTGCACAAGCATTAGAAACAAGTGTTGTTAGAACACCAGTAATACAATATCCTGGTATATTAACAATGTCAGGTGGTGATCTTGGCGGCCTACAACAAGTTACACTTGAAAACATCAGTGATGGTAATTTGGTTATCAGAAGTGCAGGCGCAGGCGCAACTGTTATTAGTGCAGCTCCTAGTTATATCAGCGTACCTAAAAATTCACAGATTGTTGTACACGGGCATAATGGTGTTAACATTACCAGCTTAAATTCTGCAGAAACTCTAATTAACTATAGCACCGGCAGTGGTGATTTACGAATTGGACATACTAACGGCCATGTAACACACTTTTACGGAAACACTACAGGCATTAATTATAACGACCTAGAAAACATTCCAGGTGGCGTTGGCACTATTGCTGATCTGGGTGACCTAACAGATGTTACTCTTTCTAATCCAATCATTGGACAAGTACTAAAGTATAATGGTGCAAATTGGGTTAACAGTACAGACGCAACAGGTGGTGGCGGTGGTGGTGGCGCAGGCCTTACTACAAGAATAAATGCCGCAGCAACTACCAGTATAATTGCAACTGGTGTTACCGAAGACGCAACCATTACAGGCTTTACTGGATATGCATTATATAAAATCGCAACAACCGGTGCAAGTTGGGTTAGAGTATATGCAAGCACCGCTGCAAGAACAGCTGATGCAGGCAGAAGTCAAAATGTAGACCCAGCACCAGACGCAGGTGTAATTGCTGAAATCATTACAACAGGTGCTGATGATGTATTAATTAGCCCGGGCGCAATTGGATTTAGCAACGAAACAACACCAAGCACTGATATTCAAATTGCAGTTACTAACCTTGATCCAAGTTCACAAGCAATTACAGTTACACTTACAATCCTACAACTAGAGGTATAACATGAGTCTACTAGAGTCTATTCGTCTACAAGAGTATATTATTACTCTGCACAATAGTGAAGACCTAGATGGGTTTTATGCCGATTTAGAACAAGACGGAAAAACTCCAGCCGGATGCGATATAACGCGACCAGTGCAATTAGCTCAACGCAGAGCTACTAGTAGAAATACACACTATTGGTTAACACATTGGGAAGCACAAGAACTTCGTGATGAGCCTCGTGTTAAATCAGTTAGTCTTAATCCTAGAGATCAAGGCATTCAAGCAGAAGAATTTGATGTTAGAGAACAAATAGGCGACAACTGGAATAAAAGCAGTAGCAATAACAGTAATATGGAAAACTGGGGATTGCTGAGATGTGTTCAAGGTGAACAAATTCAAGGTTGGGGATCTAACAGTCAGCCTAATCAAACAGGTAATATTAAACTGCAAGCAATTGGTACTAATGTAGATTGTGTTATAGTAGACGGCGACGGATTCAAACCCGGACATCCAGAATTTGCAGTTAATGAAGATGGTACGGGCGGCACTCGAGCCAAGTACTACAATTGGTATCAGCATAATACTGAAATCGGAAATGGCGTAAACAGCATATACACCAATAGTGCTAGCAGTTATCATGCAGTGCATGTCATGGGTACAGTGGGCGGTAATAGACAAGGCTGGGCCAGAGGTGCAAATCTTTATAACATCTATTACTATGCAGGCGCTGTTGGCAATGACAATTTTCCTTATGTAATGGATTATGTAAGAGCATTCCATAGAAACAAACAAGTTAATCCAGTAACTGGCAGGAAAAATCCTACATTAACAAACAACAGTTGGGGTATGAGTATATTTCCAAGCGAATGGTCATTGGGAGATATAACTGCGGTAACATATAGAGGCACTCGATATGAAGCACCACTAGGCACAATAACTTACACTGGCCAAAGTGGAGTATACAGCGCAAATACTAAACTTGCAGACTTTACAGGTGATCCAGTTAATATCAAGCAACAGATTGATAACACCGGAAGCACAGTACCAACTACTGGAAGTTTTGTTAGTTATCCACCAACTTGGACACTAACAGGCAACCAAGTAACTTATGCTGAAATTGCAATGCCGTCACAAACTGCTACAGTGGTTGTGCAAGGTCCGACTAACATGAGTATTCAACACAATATTGCAGTAGCAGGATCTAGTGGAACTGCCGATCTTGATATTAGTGTTCTCATTACAAGCCCGAGTAACCCAGAAGGAGTATTGTACACTGATACACCATCTAGTGGATTAGAAGTTGAAGGTTTTATATACCAAGATGTTAGCCTAGGCAACAACGAACAGTACACAATTACATATACAACAAACCTTGATACAAGTCAGCATGTTGGCACTATTGCGCTTAATGCTTCGTATGCAGTGCTTGCCGAACAGGCGCCTGCAAGTGTTACAGTTACAGATCAAACATTTGCACCAATTGCTAATGTAACCGGATTGACTGCGTTAAATTCCCTATCAGCTGGTGGAAGCGATGACGGGTATTGGGCAATTAATCTACCATGGGCAATTAACTATCTAGGCACAGAATACGAATGGGTATATCCAGGCACAAACATGTATTTGACATTTGGGTTAGGTTCAACAGTTTATTCCGGTCTAAGTGCAACCAACCCTGCAATACCTAAGATTATGGTTGGCGCAGCAGACAACAGTGCTCAAAGATTATACCACGGAGTAGAAGGCACTGCTCCGAATAGAACATATAGAATTATAGTAGAAGGTAACGCCAGCACAAGTGGCACACTTGGTGCACCTGGCATGCGTATGGAATATGTATTCTTTGAAAATGATGTACGCAGAATAGATCTTACAATTGAGCAAAACAATAGAAGAACAAATTTAGGCGGCGGGTTTAGTACTGCACAACTAAACAGTTGGGGATTTATTAGCGGTCAGAGAATTCCTGCTAGAGTAAGTGCATTAGATGCAGACATTGAAGATGCTATCGACGAAGGTGTAATGTATGTTGGTGCTAGTGGTAACGGATTGTGGAAACATGATGTACCAGGCGGCGCTGATTGGGACAATACATTTGAAATGGCTAACAGATATCCTGGTACAGTAGCCGACCCATATTACTATATGCGTGGAACAAGTCCAACTGCAAATGATAATACAATACTAGGCGATTATGATATTCCAAATATTTGCGTAGGTGCAGTAGATGCTACTGCAATCGAAACAAAAAGCTACTTTAGTGATTGCGGCCCTGGAACTGATATCTATGCGCCAGGAACAAATATCATGAGTAGCAGTACAAGTGGAGTAGCAGATCCTAGAAACAGTGCGTATTTTCTAACAAAATTAAACGGCACTAGTATGGCAAGCCCGCAGGTTTGCGGTGTATGTGCATGTATTCTAGAACAGTATCCGCATTTTACCCAAGCTGAACTCAAAGCATATCTATTGGAAAGTTATGCAAAAGCGGATCAGTTAACTGATAACGGGGGCGGTCCGACTGACGATACTGATCTACAGGGCAGCGAAAACTTGTATTTGTTCTACAAAAAAGAACGCACAGAGCAAGGAACTGCGTATCCTAAACAAGCGTATCGAAGCCGTCCAAGTCAAGGATTATCTTATCCAAGACGCAGAATCCGCAGAACACTCTAATTAACTACAACTGCATTTGAGTTGATAGTCATGTATTGCTGCTTTAACTGCATCCTCTGCTAGTATACTGCAATGTATTTTAACCGGAGGGAGTGCAAGCTCTTCTGCAATTTCACTATTCTTAATTTCTGCCGCTTGGTCAAGTGTTTTGCCTTTAACCCACTCAGTGACTAGTGAACTGCTCGCAATAGCACTTCCGCAACCATAAGTTTTAAACTTAGCATCTGTGATGATTCCTTCTTCTACTCTAATTTGCAGTTTCATCACATCGCCACATGCAGGTGCTCCAACCATGCCAGTTCCTACAGACGGATCGTCTTTGTCTAAACTTCCAACATTACGAGGATGTTCGTAATGCTCTAATACTTTTTCTGAATAAGCCAAAATGTTTACCTCTTAAAGATAATATTTATCCTGCGTTAAAATAGCGCACTTGCTTTGTTAACTTATACTACTATTATAACACTATTTTTCCAGTCTGTCAACCCATGCTAAAATGTTATAACAGAGTTGCAAAAATAAGTAAGGATCACTGCACTATATTTGGCTAAATAAACATGTTAGTAGAAACCATTAAATGGTTTTCACTGAGAGCGTCTTCAGCTCGGAAAAAATGAAGGGCATATCCCATGCCATACAAGAGGTAGCGCCGGGAGAGACCGGGGTCGTGACAACCTTATTTCACACATACACATATACAAAGGAGAAGTTCAAATGACTTCATTAATAATGACGGCTGACACAATTGGCCTACACAAGGTTAGCGATTGGCTCAAAGGCATTGCTAACGCCATGGCACGCAGTGCAACGGCAAACAAAACTATCAAAGAACTATCGTCACTTACCGACAAAGAATTAAACGACATTGGCATTAGCCGCGGCGAAATTTATTCTTTAGCATGGGGAGAGCGCAATGACTAATATTACCCACACCAGTTTTTATAATATCACTTGCAAAGTTTGTGATGTAATCCGTAAAGCATTGATCACAGCATTTGTTGCAGTTGTTGCATTTGGAGAGTCAGCAGGCAGAGCGAGAGCTGCTCGTCAACTTTCTGACATGGGACTTTACGAAGAAGCAAAAGCTCTTATGCTAGACGGAGTAAAGAAAGATGTATAACTGGAAAGACCTAGCTAAAGGTTTCGCTACCTTTATACTAATGATGAGCCTGCTTTCAGGCTTCTTAATTCTAAACGGTTTGCACTATGCTGGAGCATTATAATATGTGGCCATATACGCAAGAAGAAGCTGACGAGTTTTTTAACTAAAAACAAATATAACAAAGGGGGTTTTTACCCCCTTTTTTAATAAATATTGCATAAGGAGTACACTTATGTTAGAATGGACAAATGATGACTTTTCAATTGAAAAGTCTGCAGATCTTGCTCTATGTGCTGAAGCGGCCTATTTAGGACCACTTAGTATGCGTAAGTTTTGCAAAACACACAATATAGAAAAATATGAAAACTTTGACAATGATGGCGCACAAGGCTTCATTGCAGTTAAAGGTGACATAACCGTTATTGCATTCAGAGGAACAGAACCAAAAGAAATCGGCGACATACTAGCAGATTTAAATGCTCTTCCTAAAAAAAGTATGACAGACGGATGGGTACACAGTGGATTTAGAGGTGAGCTAGATAAACTGTGGAATGACATGCTTAGATATCTTAAAAATAACGGCACTAAAAGAGTATACTTTACTGGGCACAGTTTAGGTGCTGCTATGGCTACTATTGCATGTAGTCGTTGGCCTACGCATGCAAGACTATACAATTACGGATCTCCTAGAGCAGGTACAATGGGATTTGCTGATCTATTAGATGCAAGACATGAAGCACATCGCTTTGTAAACAACAATGATATTGTTACCAAAGTACCTATGGCAATTATGGGCTACAGGCATATTGGTAAGTTACATTATATTAACCATCATGGCAAACTGAGAGAAATGAGTTATTGGCAACGAATTAAAGATCAATGGAGAGGTAGACTTCGTGCATGGCAAAAGGGACAACCGTTTGACGGTGCGTTTGATCATAGTATGACATTGTATTCAAACAAACTAAATTCTCTTAAACCAGAATAATTACTTTTTGGTTTTTAGATCTTTAATTGCTTCTGCATTTGCATTTATATGTTGATCTTGGCCAGCGTCGATAAGGGCTTGCATTTTGCGGCCCTTTTCTTCTAATGTGTCCAGATGAAGATCTTTGTGTATGACTTTTTCTAGTTTGAGCATAGGTATGCGCTCATTGGGCACAAAGCGCCAAGTGTAACCTTTTTCGCTGTAAATACCAAATACAGATTCAGTTAGTCCGATCTTTACAATGATAGCATCTTGTCCATCTAGAATAACTTTATCGCCTTCGTTAAATGCCCGGTTCATTTTAAATGAAATGCCCTTGGCAATTTTGGCTGCAAGATCTTTAAACCACAAGGTGATCACAAGAACTAACAACGCACTTATGATAGGCATAGCCAGTTCTGTTAATTGTGCGCTTACTTGTCCGGCGCTGAGGATGTCGTTTTCCATACATGTATTTATCTAGATAAGTAATAGTATGAAACAATGTGCATGGGCAGATAATGTTCTTGTAGTTGAAACAGACGGATACACTAGACCCTGTTGTTTAGAACCACAAAAGTCGGGTAGAATTGCACCAATCGACAATGGTTTAATACAAGCATGGAACCATCCACTGCTACATGAACTACGAGAAAATTTAAAAAACGGATACAGTGAATTAACTGATCCATGGTGTAGTAGATGCAGTTATGCAGAATCTACAGGTAGCACCAGCTTGCGTGAAAAGACCAAGAGTCTAGGGCCGCCCGGTGTGCTTAAAGCTGTACAGTTCA